TAATCGACGTTGCGCCTCCTGAAGTAAATACTGAACGGGAAGCATCGTCTTTCCTTGATCCGGCACAGACACGAGTACGTGGTTCTTTAGGGGCTGATTCCCTTGATGCTGCTACTCCCATCCGTGAGGGTGATCCTATGCTTAACGCTTATACTGATTTTCATCAGTTGCGTCGGGATGGGGCTACCTCTGAGGAAGCATCTGTTGCGGTGTTAGGTAAGATTTTTGAGCAGGCCCGTGAAGGAAACCAGAAGTTTGTGTTTAATGCGGATGATTGGCAGGGCAGCGATTCCGCACGGTCACGATGAAAACTCATGACGGTCCTCATGGTGGCATAAACCATGATGATGATTGTTATGGATGCAAGTTAAAGGCTAAGAATCTGACTCTTGCATCTTCTGCAACTCCCACTAGGGGACGGCATCAGCCGTTCCGACCTATGGTTCAGCCTTCATGGGAGGCTGGTACTACGGGGGAGACACGCAGGGATGGTTCTTTCATGCCGTATTTGGATAAGTCGCTTCAGCCCATTGGGGTCAAAGAGATGGCAAATGACCGTACTCGGTTAGAAGCCATACGCCACAAGCAACTACATGATCCAAACTTCGGGAAGGAAACCCAATAATGGCTAGCTTTGCAGGTAAACTGTCGTCTTACGACCTTACCAATGGTCTCATCGTCAACATGGATGAGGCTATTTACATGTATTCCCCGGAAGAGCTTCCGCTTCTTACCGGTATGGCATCTGACGGTATGTCGGTGCTTTCTCAGCGTCCGCTTGATCAGGTTGAATTTAACTGGCTTGATGAGCGTAACCTTGCGCCTCGTTCCACCATTTCTGCTACGACTGCTGTCGTTACCGCTGACACAACGATCAACGTTGCTTCGGGTGATGGCATCAAGTTTAGCACGGGTGATGTTCTTACGGTTCGTAAGGCTGGTGCTTCGGAAACCGTTCGCGTTACCGCTATTTCTAGCGATGCGCTTACTGTTACTCGTGCCCTTACTGGTTCCGCTGCATCGTACGCTGCTGGCGCAGTTATCATTGGTCTTGGTACGGCTCTTGCGGAAGGTTCAGATCCTGAACTTTTCCGTGCGGACGATACTTCGAAGTCCACGAACTGCACCCAGATCTTTGGTCCTACCGCCATTCAGTTGACTGGTACTGGCCGAGTTGTCCCCCGTTACGGTATCCCGGATTCGTGGGCACATCATCTGCATCTTCGTACGTATGAGAACTCACAGTCCCGTGAGCAGGCTTTCCTGTACGGACAGTACTACAACAGCACGACCACCAAGATTCGTACGACCGGTGGCCTCGGCTACTTCATTACGACCAACGTTGATTCAACGTCCACTCAGCTTACGGTCCTTAAGGTTCAGTCGAACCTTCAGACCTGCTACAACGCTGGTGGTCTTCCCGACCGTTTGGTTGTGAACCCCAATAGCCTTGTGGACCTCAACGATATTGGTAACACGTCTATTGTGCGTACCACCGTTGATGATCCGAAGCGTGGCCGTATCTCCACCTCCTTTGTGGAGACTGAGTATGGTTCACTTCCGATTGTTCGGAACCGTTGGGTGCATCCGTTTGATGCCTTTGGTATCAAGCGTGATCTTGTCACCCGTCGTATCCTGCGTCCGCTTGTCTTTGAATCTCTTGCCAAGACTGGCGATTCGGACAAGGGCCAGATCGTGTGTGAAGAGGGCCTTCAGGTTAAGGGTCAGAAGCACATGTTCCGCATGAACGCTCTGACTTACTGAGCCTTTAGTTTGGTGCCGGGTTGGGGTATCCTCCTTCCCTAACCCGGCATCGCTAAGGAGAACAGTATGAGAACACCGCCCCGTTCCCACCCTAAAGTCAAGGTTGCTATTTCTACTTTGACAGCTGGAGATATTCGGCACGGTACGTTTTCGTCATGGAATGATCTTGTCCGTTACGATGTGATTGGAGAGACTGGTCAAGATGGTTGTCAGCATGTGCTTGCTGGTGGCAGTATTGAACTTTTATCTGGTCCTAGAGTTGCAGAAGGTCGATCACAGATTGTAGATGCCTTTCTTAAACAGGAAATCTACAAGGATGTTGATTGGCTTTTAATGATTGATTCCGATATGACCTTTCAACCTGATGCTTTATGTCAGCTTTTAGGTCATGCTTATGACGGTAAACGAAACGCTAAGAAACATAAACCTGAATGTTATGTGATCGGTGGTTTATGTTTTGCTGGTGGCCGTACCAAAATGTATCCCACCATCTATAAGGGTGTTACACGGAAAGCTTGGGATGATACGGATCAGGTAGTACCTGAACCCATCACAGATTACCCGCGTAATGAACTTGTAAAAGTTATGGCAACTGGCGCTGCGTTCCTTCTTGTTCACCGTAATGTCTTGATACATATGAATATGCCCCACCCTGATGGATTTGCTACAGACGTTCATGGCCAACCTAATCCTCACCCTTGGTTTGTTGAAGGACTTTCTAAGGGTGTGCAGTTTGGTGAAGATGTTGCTTTCTGCATGAGAGCTAATGCTTTAGGTTATGGGGTTTATGTTCATACCGGTGTGCAGACTGGACATCTCAAGACTATTGAACTTAACGAAGAGATTTGGGATGAGTATGTTGCTCGTACTCAAAAACCCAAAAGAGAGTTGAGGTTGCCTTGAGTACTTTGGATCAGGTTGTTACTAAAACTAAAAGTAAATTAATGGGGTCTGTTGGTCGTGATAAGATCAATACCTTAAATGATAATTACAATTCTTCTGTCACTACTTTGGGTGTGACTTATACTCCGGGTGCTGAGATTAGTCCCGGCGTTGTTATTGAAATTGATTATGAACAGATGATGGTTGTGTCACATAGCACAACTACTCTTAATGTTATTCGTGCATGGAATGGAACGACTGCTGCTTCTCACACGGCTGGTACTGTCGTTTACGTTGAACCTAAATTCCCTCGTCAAGCAATCCTTGATGAAGTATCTAATGAACTACGTGCCCTTCCACAAACAATCTTCACTACTGGAACAGCAGTTCTTTCCTTTGCATCTAACACTAACCGGGTTGATTTAACTGGAGCTACTGGAACGGTATACCGTATTATCCACGCTGACCGTTCTAGCTTTGAGGGTCAGTCATACCCCGGATTTAAGCCCACACTACAACTCATCCGTAACGCAGATACTTCAGCCTTTGCCTCAGGCTACGCCGTAGCCATCGAAGGTGGTTTAACCTATGGTCAAACCGCTACTGTTCGTGTTGTTTACGCCAAGTCTTTAGCAACTACAACCCTAACCAGTAGTACAGACCTTCAATCAACTGTTGGTCTACCCCTTACCGCAGAAGATATCCTTGCCTTCGGTGCAGCCTCACGCTTGCTCTATGACAAGGAAGCGTTACGTCTTGATTTCACACGTCAAGGTCAGTCTCGTGCAGCCGAAGAAATCCCACCTGAAGTACAAGGTAGACAAGCGCAGCGTTGGCGGTTAGAAGCTGACCGGCGCATTTCTGAAGAGGCTATGCGTCTTGTCGGTATTTGGGGGATTCCGGGCGCATGACAACTTTAGATACTCGTGACGGTTTTTCTATTGAACTTAATGGCGTTAAGTACGAAATTGATTTATCTCGTTATCGTCGTCAAACTACTGAGGCTACGCGTGCGCAGCAGGATCAAAGCTCTGAGTCTTCTGAACAAACTTTAAATAACCAGTATTTGTGGAAACGTTCGGGTGAAGATTTTGGTTATGGTCGTGGTCAAGATTGGTTTGATGCTGATGAGTTTGCCAGTCGTAAGCGTCATCAGAAGTCAGTAAATATTAATATTTGGGATGATCGTCAACTGTCTTTGTTAAATGAAGTTAATGAAGTTGTTCCTCGTAAAACATATACGTCTGGCGCGCTTAATGGTTTGCCTATGCAGATTGCAAATAGTTGGGTATTTCTTTATGCAGGTTATGTTATTCTTGTACGTAATTTTCGTAATCCCACTTCACAATATCCTGCTGGTTTCTCTGTTGATGCAGTAAATAATAGCGAAGCTATTCCGTGGACATTTACTAATGTCATGGTTGATACAGGAAATTACGGAACTTTTGATCCTGTAACTGGAGAACACATTACTTCTTTGGTTGTAGATGGCGACACAATTTATGCCACTTTTAGTGTTACAACTGGAGTATGGAAATTTGTTGGAACAAATAGTGTAAGTGGCCCAACGGTTGTCGCAACTAATATTGGTGAATATGGTCGGGTTTATGAGGGTTTGCAATTAGTTGGCGGAAAATTATTTGCAATTTGGTATACGTCTGGTACCCAATATTTAGTTCGTATGACAGGTTTAGCTACTGGAACAGTTGGAACACATGACGTAACTATTGATGAATGGGAAACTGCACAGTTCCCTAGATTAACCGGCGCTATTGCCGGACCAGATGGTATCTATTGGTCTGGTATCCCAAACTTAAATGCGGATACTAGCTCTTTTGCTAATCGCAAATCATACATTTACCGTTCAACATTTAATGAAACTACTGCTGAATGGAATCCACTTTCTGCTATTACTTCATTACCAGAAGGTGAAGTAATTACAGCATTAGCAGAAAATGCTGGGTATATTCTTATTGGAACTTCTAAAGGTTTTAGGTTAGGTCAATTCACGCAAACGGGTGGTATTACTTATGGCCCGTTGAATGATATTCAAAGTGAATCTGGTGGTGGATTAGTTTATGAACACAGAGGACGTACGTTACGGCATGGTGTAACACATTTTGAAGCTGAAGGAAATTATGTTTGGTTTAACTGGTCAAAATATGTAGCTGACTTTTCAACTATTAGTTATGACAATTGGTCAGGATTGGGTCGTATTGATTTAAGTCAACTTGTAGATGAATTGCAACCGGCATGGAACACCGACTTAATGTTCCCAATTAATAATACTTTATACAACATTGATTTCATTCAATCTTTTATGATCAATAGCGGGGAAGCAATTATTTGCGGTGATTGGAATGGTGTTTATAAAGAGAATGATGCTGCTCGTTCTGAATATGGTTTTTATAATACTGGTCGTATTAATTATGGTACAGCTGAACAAAAACGATTTGCTCGTTTAGAACTTAATGCTTCTCAAGCAGAAGCTGGTGATCAAGAAGACCTTATTTATTTTCTTCTTACTCCAGATAATCCTGATGCAACTCCCGCATCAGGATATTTTGGTAACGGATTAACAGAAACATCATTTAATTTAACGGATTGTTATGGTGAGTATGGTGATATAGAATTTTATTTTTCGCGTGATGGTACTGGCCTTGGTCCAACATTAAAGCGTTGGACTTTACGATCCATTCCTTTGCCGGAACGTCAAGAAGAAATTTATCTTCCGATTATTATCAAAGATAATGTCACTCATAGTTTTGTTACGAGTGTTGCTTTAGATGGATACGCTGAGTTTGCTGATCTACGTGCATTAATGCAGTCTCGTGCCATTGTCCCGTTAGTTATGGGCGATGAAACAATATCCGTTATTGTTGACTCAATCATTACTGGTTTAGATCAGGGCGTTAAGCTTGATCGTTGGAACTCTGACGAATCATGGCCTGATGGCATATGGTATCTACGCTGCATTACCATTCAAGATACTGCTGTATCTCCTGTGCCAGTAGTTCCTATTGCTGCTGCAACTATCGAAGTTGGGGATGTAGACACTATTGCTGCTGGATTACCGGCAACTATTATTAATAGTGGCACGTCTTCTGCTGCTGTATTTGACTTTGATATTCCTCAAGGCGCTGCTGGTCAAGGTTACGGTGGTTCTTCTACTACCTCTTTGTCATATGGCACGGGAACTAAAACTCTTACCGTTACTGAAACAACACCGTTACGTTATATTGTTGGTTCTCGTATCCGTGTAGCTCAAAGCGTTTTTGGTGATACAAATTATTTTGACGGAACTATCACCGGTATTACGCAAACAACTTTTACTTCCCCTTATACATACACAGTTAATTTTGATGCTGATGTTTCTACTGGAAGTGGAAGTTATTCTAGTTGGAAACTTGCGTTAACTGGACTTAAAGGATCTACAGGTGCTACGGGTTCGACTGGTCCTACTGGACCAACAGGTGCAACCGGTTTAACTGGTGCAACTGGTGCTACCGGACCACAAGGTTTACAGGGTATTCAAGGTTTAACAGGAGCAACTGGACCGCAAGGTGCAACTGGTAATACGGGTGCTGATTCTACGGTTGCTGGTCCTACTGGTCCGCAGGGTGCGACTGGTCCTGCTGGTCCTACAGGACCGCAAGGTATCCAAGGACCTATTGGTCCTACTGGTTTACAAGGTGCTATTGGTCCAACTGGCCCGGTCTCTACAACACCCGGTCCTACTGGACCTGCTGGTTCTGTTGGCACCATTACTCTTGACGATCTTTCTGATGTCACAGTACCTACACCAGCTACAACCGATTTCCTTAAATGGAATGGAACAGCATGGGTAAATGATCCTATTGATTTAGGTACCGATACAACCGGTGATTATGTTCGTAATGTTGTAGCTGGTACTGGTATATCGGTTTCGACTACGACTGGTGAGGGCCAGCAACCGACTGTTGCTATTGGTCAAGCAGTTGGTACTACTGACAGCCCATCGTTTAATCGTATAACTAGTACGGTTGCTACTGGTACTGCACCATTAACTGTTGCTTCGCAAACGGTAGTTACTAATCTTAATGCTGATTTACTTGATGGTCAGTCAGGTTCTTACTATCAAGATGCAACTAATATTAATGCAGGCACTTTACCCATTGCCCGTGGTGGCACAAATTCGACAGGTACACCTACTGCTGGTGGTATTAATTATGGTACTGGTACAGCTCATGCTTACACTACAGCGGGAACAACGGGTCAAGTATTACAATCTGCTGGTGCAAGTGCGCCAACTTGGGTACCTACTTTAACCCCTTCAGGTCTTATCAATCCATATGCAGGATTAAGCGCACCGTCTGGTTGGCTTTTCTGTGATGGTTCATCAGTAAGTAGAACAACTTACGCTAACTTATGGTCAGCGCTTTCATTATCTAAAGGCACAATCACAGTAACTATCGCATCACCGGGGGTTGTAACTCTTACAAGCCACGGGTTAGCTGAAGGCGATGCTGTTTACTTCACTACAACTGGTGCTTTACCGACGGGGCTAACGGCAAATACTACTTACTATGTAAAGTATGTAAACGCTAATACTTTTCAATTGGCATCAACAAGAACTGCAACTGCATCTTCTGGTGCTGCTGCATCGTTTACAACTGGAACTGCTATTAATACTAGTGGTACTCAAAGTGGTACTCATACGTTGTTCCAAGCGCCTTACGGTATTCCAGCTGCAAGCACAACTAATTTCTATTTGCCTGATATGCGTGGGCGTACAGCAATTGGTATTGATAACATGAGTGGTACCGATGCAGGTATTCTTACTATTCCAAATGCTATCGGCGCTACATCTGGTGAAGAAAAGCATTTAATTATTACTGCTGAAATGCCATCTCATACTCATACACAAAACGCTCATGGTCATACTGCTGGTAATTATCAAGGTTTGCAAATGACAAATGCAGCAGCAGCGGCGGGTGGTTCTTTTCAAGCTTTAATTGCTTCTGGTACTTACGCAACGGATACTTTGACTGTTTCAAATCAAACCGCAGTTAATCAAAATACAGGTGGTGGTGGGTCAAGTAATATTCTTCAACCATTTATGCTACTCAATTATATTATTAAAACTTAAGAAAGGAACTAATGGGATTTTATTTATTAGATAACCCTCCTGCCTCACCACAATTTTACTCATCTCGTAACAATGGATGGCAAGGTGGCATTGTCATTCACACAACGGAAGGCGTGGGAGGCTACGACTCCGCAGAAAATACTGCTGCCTATATTGCACGACGTTCCGATCCGGGCAGCTATCACGTAATAGCCGATCTTGATGGCATCACATGGTTAATGCCAACCACATATACTGCCTTTGGTGTGGCAGCACCCGGCTTTAATAGCACCTGCGTGCAGGTTGCTCTTGCTGCTGTGTCTGCTGACCTTGATCTTGGCAATGGATATACCCCTACTGAGATTGATTTTATGGCACAGGCCATTGTTCACGCATGGCGTGAAGCAGATTTTGATCCCATGCAAGGTCTTCAGTTCATTGGCGATGGTGTCAAGTATGGGCAGGGTCTTGCTCATCATGGTGATGTGCAGCCTGCTGATAGGTCAGATGCTTGGTCTCGGTCAGCTAATCGGGCTGAGTTTGATGCTTATCTTCTTCAGCGCATCGCTGCCCATGCGGGTGGATCTGCCCCCATTGCCCCCCCATTTGCCCCTCCTGCCCCTCCAGCTAGTTCTGTATGGCAGACTGGCTCAACCGGTGACAAAGTACGTGAGATCCAAACAATTGTAGGTGTCCCGGCTGATGGAATCTACGGTCCTCAAACTGAAGCAGCGGTCCGTCAATGGCAATCCAACCTACACCTCACGGTTGATGGTGTATGGGGTCCATTAACTGAAGAAGCAACTAATAATCTATTTGCTTTTTTAGTTAACCTTCCTGCGGTACAAGAAATTAACCCTAATAATCCATTCCTTCAAACCCTCAACGATGCTGTATCAAGTGTGCTACAAAGCGGTAGCACAGGTGGAGAAGTCCAAATCCTTCAAGCCGGACTCAATGGCAAAGGCTACCCACTCGTAGCCGATGGTGTGTTTGGACCTAAGACTGATGCTGCTGTCCGTCAATTTCAATCTGACCGTAATCTACAGGTCGATGGCATTGTTGGACCTCAAACATGGCAGGCATTGGTGTCATGACTCTTATGGTTTCAGCTGCGGTAATTGCCGAACTACAACTAGAAGGAATTATTGCAGCTGGAATTACAAGTCTATGTGCGCTTGTCGGAGTCATTTGGCAGTCACGAAAAACACGTCGCATTAATACCGAAGAACATAACTTCAATGCTACTAAACTAGATCAGATTGAAACTAAGCTGGACAAAGTGGACTATCGTGTAGAGCGAGTCCAAGGAAAGCTAGAGGATCATCTTGATGAACACAACAAACAATCCCTTTAAGCTGAGTAACTAATGGAGGCTGTCGATGAGTTACGCACGCACCTCGTTATCCCCGACACCCAAGCCAAGGCCGGGGTACCTACTGCGCATTTGGAATGGTGCGGGGCGTACATCGTGGACCGCAAACCAGATGTTATTGTACATCTTGGAGATCATTTCGATGGCCCTAGTCTTAGTAGTTATGACGCTGGTAAAAAAGTATTTGAAGGCCGCAGATATTTGGCTGATGTTGAAGCCGCCAACGAAGCGTTCGAGATCTTATGCCGACCACTTGAAAACTATAACCAACAACGATCCATTGTAAAACACAAAAAATATAAGCCTGAATTACATTTCCTTATCGGCAACCACGAAGACCGCATAACGCGTGCCGTCAACGACGATGCCAAACTTGAAGGCACCATCGGCTTAGACGACCTAAACTACACAGATCATGGCTGGACAGTCCACGACTTCCTTAAACCAGTTGAACTAGATGGTGTCTGGTACGCACACTATTGGGCCAACCCTATGTCCGGTCGCCCATTTGCAGGCACGGCAGCTACCAGACTTAAAACATTAGGCCACAGTTTTACAATGGGTCATCAACAAACTTTGGATTATGCAACTAGGTTCCTGTCAAACGGGGTCCAGCAATGTGGACTAGTGGCAGGGGCTTTCTATTTGCACGACGAAGAGTACAAATCCTATCAAGGCAATGCCCATTGGCGGGGCCTCATTGTATGCCATCAGGTATCTAATGGTGCTTACGATCCCATGTTCGTTGGTATGGATTATCTGTGCCGACGCTATGAAGGAATGTCTTTGGAAAAGTTTATGAGGAAAGTTTATTAACTTGACAACAGAATACTCAACTTTAAAAGAAGCACACAACCTTGTCTATGGTGCAAGAGGTGACTTGTACGCACATCCAGCAGAAGATTACCAACGCACCGTTACTATCTTTAAACAACTTACTGGTATCGATATGACACCAGAAGACGGAATACTTTTTATGTTAGCTGTTAAAATGTCACGGCTAGCACATGCTCACCAAAACAATTTCCCTTCAGCTAAACGATACGACACCGTAGTAGACGGCGAAGGATACCTAGACTGCTACTGGCAGGCACTAACCCGGAAGGAAGAACAATGTCAACCACCCAACGAATCACCGACGCAGTACGAGATGGAGAATGGCGAGCTAATTCCATTGACCGAATCATTCGATCAGCAGTCCAAGGATACGCAGCAGTATGGCTCGCGACTGGTGCAGCCTTCGAAGGGCTGGTTTCATGGGAGCCAGTCAAAGGTGCAGTCGTAGCAGTCGTACTGTCTGTTCTGTTTACGTTAGGCGCTACACAGGTAGGCGATCCAACGGTTAATAAGTTTAAGAGTGGGAGCGGTGGGGCTTGAACCCACGACTATCGGATTAAAAGTCCGCTACTCTGCCAGCTGAGTTACACTCCCGAACATGAACGAAACTATATGGGAATGGATTCTATTTGGGTTTGAACTTGTTGGTATAACTGGTATGTATTTAGTTGGCCTACGGAAATGGTGGGGCTGGGCAATTGTGCTTGGCCACTCTATTCCGTGGGCCATCTATTCTTTTGCATACGGCAAGACAGGGTTTATGGCGATGACTGGAATGTGGTGGACGGTCAACACAATCAACATGATTCGATGGCGCAAAGAAAAATTAGCTGCGTGAACCATGCTGCCATGCAAGATTTAACTGACTACTAGCACGCAACAAAGTCTGACGATCTCTTGCCCGTTCTTTATAATTCCAATGACTCCATGCAGTATCAAGTGCAGACTGAAGTACATCATACTGCGCTTCAGTTAACGTCAAAGTTAGATTACGTTTACCGTCACCCATTACTAGCCTCTTTATAAGCAGTAACACGAATGACTGGAAACGTACGAGTGTGACCATTAGGTCCACCTACTACTGTTATGGCTGTGCCTTCGTCAGCCATGCTGACATAATGCCAAACACCAGATAAACCCACAATGTCCACCTGACGACCACGTTCAATGTCAGACCAACGAATAACTGGCTCATCTTTAGAGGGTCGTCCACGTCCACGTTTAATTTTAACAACGGGATCTTCCATAATTCCTCCTTAGAATTATGCTAATGCTGCTAACGAAGTAACAAGAAAATCAAAATCACAAGGCTTAATAGGACCAAAGTAAGTAGCTTCACTATTAAGTAACGCATCTTTCCACTCCAATTGTGCAGGACGCATCTTACCTTTATCAGATTTTAATTCAATAAAAATAAGCGCACCCGATTTGGGATGCACAGCACAAATATCAGGAAACCCCGGCTTACTTGTACGTACAGACGCGTGCTGTAAAGACCTGTCATGGAACCAGAGATAACCAAGACCAGTCAGAACTGTCTCAACCTGACGTTGTGATTGGCTATCAGTTATTTTAATACTTGGCTCATCCATGCATCAAAGGTAGCATGTTTTACGTT